CGGTTTCGTTGGTAACGATTTCATCTGTTGGCACCATTGTCACTCTGCTTGGTGCGGTGAATATCAGTGGTACGGTTGCAGTCTCTCAAGCTGCATTCACTACGGCCAGCTCGGGACTTACAGCAACCGCAACCGGATTGATCGTCGTAGCAACTGGCACCGTGACTGCGGTTGTGACTGGTGTGGTGTCGGTATCGAATATCGCGACCGGGACGATATCCGTTAGCAATGTCGTCAGCGTCACTGGCACCTCACTCAATGTGGTCGCCAGCGGGACTGTGTCGCTTGTTACGATATCGTCGGTCGGCACGATCGTTACAATTCTTGGTACGCAAGTCGTGAGTGTCGTGCCTGGAGTGTCGGTGTCCGCCGTAGTGTCTGGCACCGTCGCGATCTCACAGGCTGCCTATACGACGGCCTCATCGGGACTAACGGCCACTGCAACAGGATTGATCGTAGTGGCCACCGGCACTGTGACGGCTGTAGTGACTGGCACAGTCTCGCTGGTGACAGTATCTAGCGTTGGCACCGTCGTTACATTGCTTGGCACGGTGCTGATGTCGCTTGTTCCAGGCGGCTCGATCTCAGCTATTGGGACCGGCACTCTTTCATTAGTCACGGTCTCATCGGTCGGCACGGTGGTGACGTTATTGGGAACGGTTAACGTTGCACCTGTTCAGCAAGCCTACACGACTGCATCAAGCGGCCTGACTGCGACTGCAACCGGATTGATAGTTGTTGCTACCGGCACTGTCACGGCTATCGTCAATAGCATCGTCAGCACCGTTTTGGTGAACGTAGTCGCGGGCGCGGCGGGCGGCGCGCCGGCTACAGCAACCTCTCAGAGTGCCATGTCCACGGCTATGGGAGTGTGGCTCGCCCCCACACAGACCATGACCGTGACTGTTGCTACCGGCACGGTCAACGTTACCAGCACGGTGGTTATCAGTGGCACTGTCAGTTTGGTGACCATTTCGAGTGTTGGAACGATTGTTACCTTATTAGGTGCAGTTAATATTAGCGGTACTATTGCGCAGTCTCAGGCTGCCTATACGACAGCTAGCTCTGGACTTACCGCAACTGCGACCGGCATCATTGCGGTGGTGACTGGTACTGTGACGGCTACCGTAGTCGGCACGGTCAACGTCGTATCGATCACTGCGCTCAGTACCATAATCACAATTCTCGGTACTCAGGTCGTGACGGTTGTGCCGGGATTGTCGGTTAGCGCTGTGGTCAGCGGTACGGTCACTGTCGGCAACACAATCAATGTCACCGCGCCAGGATTGACGGTCACGACCACGCAATCCGCTTTGACCACGGGTCAACCGATCTGGCTGGCTCCGACCCAGACTATGGGTGTGATATCAACCATTGTCTCAGTCCTGACAGTCGTCACAATTCTCGGCACTCAGGTCGTCACCGTTGTGCCTGGATTGTCGGTCAGCGCTCAAGTTAGCGGTACAGTTTCGATCAGCGGCGGCGGCGGCGGTATCGGCACAACGTTTACTGGACAGACCAGCAACACTGCGCAGTTGGTGTGGTTAGCGCAAACGCAAACGTTGAGCGTTCTCAGCACTGTTGTCACGTTACTTGGAACTGTCAATGTCACCATTGTCAGCAATACGACGAATGTCACCGGCACCGTTTCGCTGGTTACAGTTTCATCGGTTGGCACGATCGTCACTTTATTAGGAACGATAAATGTTAGCGGCTCGCAGGTGATTACTGGCACTGTCAGTATTAGCGGTGGCGTGACGATGGCACAGTCTGGTCAGACGCAGGTATTGCTATACTTTACGGGTACAAGCGTACAGAATAACAACCTACTCGCTAGTATCACTCTATATACTGGCAATACACGGGTTGCTGTCACGACGTTATATGCGGTCCCGTCAGGTAAGACTCTTAGGATAATGTATATAGCCGGGCTTGCGCTGCTATCTACGGCTGGGGCTGGCGGCACGAACAATGGTTATGGGATCGTCCAAGTTCTTTGTGCTACAGCGGCCGCAAGCATCACAAATACCGCCACTGTTGGTGTCGTCGCGCAGGCTTTTTACATCATTAACCCAATGGCTGGCGCAAGCGGGTCCACATTTTCGCCGCTCCCTCCTCAAACGTCATTTTATGTAGGGGATATCTATGCCGACGTTCCTGGCACCACTACGATTGGTATTTTCGTTAACCCGCAAGGTACTGGTGCTAACCAACCAACTATAGCAGTAGCGGTCGGTGGATATTTGTTCTGATAACTGGAGACAGTAGAATGCAGAATTATATGTTGGTGCCGCAACAGGGTGTCGAGCCTGCGGATGAATGGATCAGGCTTGGTGTTGAGGCGCAAGTTGCAAATCGATTTGATGATGCCGATCGGCATTATCGTCAGGCGCTGCGGGCTGATCCGCGCAATGCCATCGCGACATTGAACTTTGCGATTTTGTATGTACAGCGAGGCAATCTGAATGAAGCATTGCTGACGATTGAACGAGCGTTGATGTTCGATAAGGGACATGCGGTCATTGAGATGAACCACGCGCTGATGTTGTTGGATGCTGACCGTATTGATGAAGCGTTGACCGCAGGAAAACGTGCGGTAGCCATGACGAAAGATCCTAATGAGATCAATCCGAAGCTTGCGCTTGCGATGATCCTTGCGACTGCTGGTCACGCGGCAGATGCGGTTCCGCTTTATAATGAAATCCTCGATAAGCAACCAGAACATCCGTTGGCCGGACCGAATAGCTGTTTCATTCAAACCTTATGCGATTGCACGCCAGAGGATTTATTGGCGCAGCGTAAGCGTTGGTACAGCGCTCATCGGTATAAAGGAACGGTCAAAGGCCATAACGTTCACGATCGATCATGGCCGCGGCCATTGCGAGTTGGCTATGTATCGCCTGACTTCAAGACACATTCGGCTTCGATGATTTACCGTAATGTAATTATGCATCACGATCTGAATGTTGTGGTGCCGTATTTTTATTCTACGCTTCCGGTCGATCCGAATACCGATATGTTCACCAAGCAATTTATGGATTCGGCTGGCGATCGCTGGCGAGATCTTGTCGGGAAAACCGATGATGAAGCTGAGCGCATGATCCGCAATGATGAGATCGATATTCTGGTCGATCTTGCTGGCCACACCAATGGTAATCGTCTGACGATCTTCACACGGAAGCCGGCGCCAATCCAAATCTGCGCATGGGGCTTCGCCCATGGAACGGGGTTGCCTGAGATAGATTATTTCTTTGCCGATGAGGTATCGGTGCCGCAGAACGAGCGGCAATACTTTGCCGAGAAGATCTATGATTTGCCATGCATTCTGACTTACGAGGATGTGGGTCAAGGCGGCATTGGCAATGGTTCCGATCACATTCCGTTCCGGCAGAATGGCTACATCACCTTTGGCAGTTCCGCTCGTTATGAAAAGCTGTCCGCTGAGTGCTTGAAGGTCTTCTCCGAGATTATGAAACGGGTGCCTGACGCGGTCCTGCGGCTGAAGGATTCGGCTTATCGCCGCCCTTATGCGATCAAGCGGGTGACGGAAGCAATGCCGGACATCGACCCGAAGCGCCTGCATTTTCTGATTGCCACTAGCCATCCGGAACACATGCAGGCTTATCGTGCGGCCGATCTCCAGCTTGATCCGTTTCCCCATGGTGGTGGCGTAGTAGCGCTAGAACAGATTTTCATGGGATTGCCGATTATCACTCTGCGAGGCCGGCAACCATCTGGTCGTAATACGGCCAGTGTTCTCCACGCCATGGGGCGCGACGAGTGGATTGCCGACACCAAGGAACAGTATGTGGAGATTGCCGTCCGGTTGGCTGACGATATTAAGACGCTGCGCGCCTGTCGTAATAGTCTGCGCGGTGAACTTTTGAACTCGCCTGTGGTAAAAGGTTATCGGGAAGCTGTGAGGCAGCTTACCGGGATATCTGGGAGAAGTTTATCGGCAAGCGGGCGGCACCACAGGCAGAGGTGTTGCCGCCAGCGAAGAAGAAAGGACGACCGAAGAAGGAAGTGCCAGTTCCCCCACTGACTGGAAACGGCAAGGATGGCCTCGAGCGGCACCTATAACTTTGCGCCTAGTAACGGTGAGTTGGTTCTATCCGCTTACGAGCGGATACAGATCCGTGCGCCTGAGATTCGCCAGGAACATATGTTCACTGCGCGCCGCGAATTGAACTACATGTTCAGTTCGTGGTCGAACATGACGCCGAACCTCTGGGAGGTGATCCGGACCCAGACGACGCTGGTCAAAGGCACTGCTACCTACAGCATTCCGCCGCAGTTCATTATGATCTTGGACGCCTCGATCGTCCTGAATTTCGGGCTGGCAAATGAATCGCGCCGTTACATAACGCCGATCAGCCGTACCGAATATCTGAGCTTCTCCAATCAACAGGTTCTCGGTCCGCCGACCGTGTTCTGGTTTGACCGGCTGATCTCGCCGACCGTTACGTTCTGGCCAGTGCCGGATCAGAATTCGACCTACACCTTCGATTGGTACGGCTGCACACAGCAGTTCGACGCCAACCTTGCCGGTGGCGAAACGCCGGATATCCCGTATCGCTGGATCGATGCTTTAGTTGCCGGCTTGGCGCATCGATTAAGTCGCGTCTACGCACCACAACTTGAACAGCAACGCAGCGCTGATGCTGATAAGGCATGGGAAGCCGCGGCGGCTCAGGACACTGAGAACGTTGGGTTCATGCTGGCACCGGGCCTCGCGCAGTATTACCGGAGGTAAATCATGCGACCTCACCCTAGACGTACTGTTACTAACCCGCGCAATCCTCGAGCGTGGGGAACGTGCGATCGATCAGGATTTATCACGAACCATGAGAAGCTGTGCTGGCAGTTCGACTGGCGCGGTACGCACATCGAGAACCTTCACATCTTGGTTTGTGCGGACATGCTGGATGAGCCGCAGCGTCAGCTCGGGGTGCTGATCCTGCCGCCAGATCCGGAACCGATCATGAATGCGCGCCCTGAACCATATGCGATGGAGGAAATGACCACGCGCGTGGAGATGGATAAGGTCACCGATCGCACGCAGATGGATACGACGCAGCGCGAGGAAAGCAATCTGCAAGGTACGCGCACTGTCGTACCTCCGGTGTAAGCTATGGTTGCAACTCCCGGCACTATCCCGGCAATGACGCCGTATCAACCCGGCGCATTGCCGTGGTCCGGTCAAGAAGTCATAGAGATCGCATCCAGTAATAATGCGACCGTGGCCGTCACTGGCTATGTGCCGCTGACTGATGTTCTCGGCAAAGGCATCAGCCAATTGCCGTTGGTTGTGCCGACAACTGCCGATCGGGTGGCGATCTTCCAAGCATCTACTGGTCTGCCAAAGTCCGCTACCTTTGGCAGTATCTCAGTGCCGGCTGGCAATGTGAACACAGGTGGTGGCACTGGTACGCTCTATGTCAAGAATTCAGCGACGAACTTTGACGCAAGCTTTACGACGACGCTGCCGTGTAACGGAACACCGACCGGAATTCCGAATCTGCCGAACGGCACTACTGGTCACGCACCAATGGTGTTCGATACTGCGAATAACAAGCTCTGGTTTTACAACGGGGCGTGGAAGGGCGCGACGTTTAGCTAATGCCGTACAACTATACCGCTTATGTGAATTCGATCGGGGCGCTCGCGGTGGTGACGACGACTGATGTGAATTTCCAAAACATGCTTCCGAATGCCATTGACTATGGCGAACAGCGTATCTTTCGTGATCTGAACCTAATCGCAAACCGAGTGAGGGATCAGACTGGAGCCTTTACGGCTAATAGCCGGACGTTAGCGCTGCCTAGCTCGGCAGGAACGTTTGTTCAGATCCAGGCTATCAACGTGGTCACGCCGTTTACAGCGACAGTGCTGACAGGCACGCGCAATTCGCTGATCCCGGCAGCGCTGCGAACTATCGATTTCCTTTATCCGCTTGAGACCACGTCAGGCACATCGGTCCCGTATCTCTACGCGCATTTCAATCAGACCACGCTCATTGTTGGTCCTTCGCCGGATCAGAATTATCCCGTCGAGGTGATCGGCACTATCCGGCCGCTACCGTTGTCCGCCAGCAATGGGACAACGTTTCTCTCGCAGTATCTGCCTGATCTGTTCATAGCGGCCTCGATGATCTTCGTATCTGGTTATCTCCAGAATTTCGGCCAGCAATCCGACAATCCGCAGATGGCGCAAAGCTGGGAGAAGCAATACGAAAGCTTGCTGGAGAGTGCCGGGAAGGAAGAGGTCAGGAAGAAATTCGATATGGCCTATTCCGGAATTAGGACGGCCACGCCGGCCGCTGGTGGCCCAGTATGATGACGTACAGCGATTTGGTTCTGCGCTTTGTCGAGCTAGGCGGGACGATCCAAGCCGATATTAATTTGCCGATTGCTATTCCGGCAGCGATCGATGCTGCCGAGAACCGTTGCTATCGCGATCTCGATCTGCTTGCCACCGTTGTTGCCGATATTAGTGGGACCTTTACTGCCGGTAATAGTTTGCAGGCTTTACCTTCAGGTTCCGGCACGATGGTCGTACTTGATCAGCTTATTGCTTACACCACTGGAACCACTGTTAATCTTTTACCTGTTTCTCTTGCGTATTTGTATGCCACGGGAAGCCAGCCCAACGCGATCCCGCAATACTTTGCGATGAGAGATCAGTTCAGCGTGACTGTCTCGCCCACTCCGGATCAGGACTACGGCATGCTTGCTTACGGCACGGTTCGACCGGCGCCACTCGGATCGTCCAATATCACTACGCTATTGACCACATATTTTCCCGACATGTTTACAGCCGCGGCGATGTCATTTGCTTTGCAAAGTCAAACGGCCAGCCCGCTCGTCAGTCAGCAAGCGCAGCAATGGGAAACGAATTATCAGACCTTGCTGAAATCTGCATTAGTCGAGGAGAACCGCAAGAAATTCTATGCCGAGGGGTGGTCAAGCAAGCAACCTTCACCGATTGTAACGCCACCGAGGACATAAATGCCGTGGGGTTCGGTTAGACTGATCCCTGGAGTTAACGTCGAGCGCACGCCAACGCTGAACGAAGCAGGCGTGTCGTCGTCGCAGCTCATCCGTTACCGCGACGGATTGATCCAGAAGTTCGGTGGCTGGTCGTCGTATCTTAGCACGACGACACTCGGTGTTCCGCGAGCGTTGCATGCTTGGGAAGACCTGAACGGTAGCACTTGGTTAGCAGTCGGCACGCCATCACAGTTAGCAATCATTCCGAATGGTACGACGATCATTGATATCACGCCGCAAGTTTTCACATCGTCGTCAATTGCAACGTCTACGTTTATCATTAATTGGGAGATTGGTGGCCAAACAGTTCAATTTTTAGATTCAGCTATTAAGCCCAGCTATACGGCGGCTGGTCCCAGTATTGTCAGTTCGATTACTCCGAATATCGATGCGATCTATTTTAACACGCCAGTCGGTCTTCAGACTGCGGTGTTGAATGAGTACTTCAGTGGATTTTTTACGTCCGGCGTTCAAGTGCCTGGAGCCGGGACGACAGCATTTTCGGTGGGTTTAAGCATACCGCAAGGTCTTGGCAATGGGAGTGCAGCTACTTTTCTACCCCAGTTTACTACGCTTGCGGGGAGTGCCTATGTTCAGGTCAGTCGTGTTCTGGTTGGTGCGGCTCATTTACAACAAGGGAGTGTTATCAATTTTGATATTCCGACTACTGCTAACGGTGTGACAATTTCTGGAGCTTATGTAGTCCAAACACCCACTACAGGAAGCAGCTTTTATATTTTAGCCAGCCAAATTGCCACTGGTTCAGGCACTTTTTCAATGAACAGCGGCAACGTTTCTTTAACATACTATCTTGCGGTTGGTGTTTCTCCAGGCAATGA